TTGCCTACAAGTTCAAATTCATTACGATCTGATTGACCTAAATATTGCTTACCTAAAAATATGAGCATTGCGTTTGAGCCTTGCTCTGCTGTTTTCCATTGGAGCTGGCGAAGTTTTATCTTCATACTCTCTCGTCCACGCTCGATTTCTTCTCTAAATTTTGTACGGATAGTCGTTTCGCTGCAATTATGCAATCTTGCTATCTCTACCGTTGAACAACCAAAGCTTGAAAGCATCTCTACTTTGTCTGCATCTATGGCTGATATGCCTGCCTTTTTTTTAGTCATAGAAAATCCTATAATAGTTTCAGTAACTAAGGATTAGACTACATCAAATAGAACCCAACACTTACGGATTGCCCTTCTCCAGTAGGTTTTAGCTGAAGATTCAGATATTTCCAGCGTGTCTGCTATGGTGGGGAAGCTGTGGGACTTTAGGCGCATTTTGAACACCTGGAGTTCTCGCTCAGATAGGTTGTCGTATGCTTTGTGAGCTGAGAGTTGCCAATGGCGCATGTGCGGTTCGATTAGGCCACTGCGGAAGATGGCAAGCTTGCGGTAGAATTCGTCCCCGAGTTCGATTGAGTCTATGAGTCTTTCATAGTCTTTTGCTGTGATTATAGGCCAGTCCATTATTGTACCGTGGTTAGTTGGTTAAAAATTGGAAAAAAAATTTGCACAGTGAATCTGTCGCAACGATTCCAGGCTCCTTGTGGATCGGATTTCGGGGCGGGAATGAGCCAGAAATTTAGACCGAAAAGAATCAATTGTTCGCACCCCATAGAGGGGAATGTATGAGATAGGTAGATAATAGGCAAAATATACTGTGAAATTCGTGGAAAATCCTCGTTTCGGTTTCATTCGTTTAAACGGACACCCTCCAAAATTTCTTCACAGATATTTCACCCCATATATATATGTAATAATACCTATTGCATTAATTTAATTATATAGCTAAGTTTCACCATGTTAAACAATAAAAGAAAAGGAATAAGCAAGATGAAAACATTAACAACCATTCTAAAATATTACTTCGGCGTGTGTTATGTGGTGGGCGTTGTATTAATGATGTATGCAATGACCATAAACGAAACCGGGTTATTCTATGGGTTATCCATTGCAATGATCCCGGTCTGTTTTATATGGTATATGCTTTGCGAAGGGGTGTAACCATGAAACGGTTATCGATAACCCGCGCTTTGGGTATGCAATGGGCTGCGCTAAGTGTTGACCCAAATTTAGATAAATTGCGCGAATCGATTACAAGCGCGGTAAAATTGAATGGGCCGGAATATCCGAAGGGCGGCGCGGTATACTATGCGCTTAAGTTCCTACGGTTTATGGAATCTGGCAACCCGGAATTTACCCTATTCACCAAAGGCAATTCAAAATTGCCATTTCTAAGCTGGTCCACCCTTCCCGGGGTGAATTGCCCCGGGGCGGGGCCGTGCCTTCTTTTCTGTTATTCCTTCAAAGCATGGAGATATCCGGCCGCGTATTTTAGGCAATTACAAAACACCATATTGGAAAGGCATAACCCGGAAGTAATCCGCGCTGAATTAGACCGGATTTTATCCCTACCTTCATATTCCGGGCGGCGTGTGGATCTTCGTTTATATGTTGATGGGGATTTCCCAAACTTAGATATAATGACAAATTGGTTTAATACCCTCGAGGACCGTCCAAGGGTTGCCGCCTATGGTTACAGTAAGAGTTTACCCATGTTTCACCAATACATTGCGCGGTTTGGCCATATACCGGGAAATTATGCGCTAAACGGTTCGAAGGGTGGAAAATATGACCATGTTTTAAAATCAATGGAAGGTTACCCATTTTTCCGGGGAACCTATGAAGGGTTCAATTTAGGCCGTAAAATCACACCAATGGACATGACCAGCGCCGAAAAAAGAGAAATTAGAAAAATGGCCGGATCTGGCCGGGTGTTTATATGCCCCGGTCCATGCGGCTCTTGTACTTCCATTGGTCATGCGTGCGGAAACTTGGACACATTCAAAAACACGCGAATTATTACACCAATTCATTAAACAGGAGAAAACACAATGAATATAAGACACGAAGCAAAAAAAGAAAACAAAACGGTAAAATATAACCCCTCATTAACTGATGAAGAGATGATGGAATTGGCAGCGCTTGGAATGGTTATAACTGATTCCCTCCTGGTTAACTTGAATAACGAAGGGGTTCCTGGGTTTACCGACCGAATGGAGGCCGTAAAATCAATGGTGAAATATCTCGAGATTCATGACTATGTAATATGGGAACGCACTAAGTAACACGCCCCACCCCGGGTTGGTTGGATATACATCTAACCGCCCGGGGCTTTTTTTTGGGCTAAAATAAGGAATAAAAGTAAAATGCAGCATAAAATAAAAGTAACAATAAAACAGTCTATTTTCGGTGTTATTTTATGGGAAGTAATAAAAATTACTAAATTTAGCGGATCTGAGCGCCTGGAATTAATTTACCGGGGGGTCGTTTTCAAAAATGCCATTAAAAAAGCAATGGAAACCCGGGAACACAAAACGCCAATAATTTTAGAAATTAGCGGATAAATTGGTATGATCTTTATATTTACAGCCACAGGGTATATGCTGCTTTTATATTTACAGCCACAGGGTATGGCTCATTCTTATATTTGAGCGTGAAGGGTCTTTATATTAACAACGAAAGGGTAAGAAAATGAATAAAGAAGAGTATCAAAAAAGGATACAAGACAGATTGCTAAAGGTAACAATCCAACGACTCGAAGATCAGATTCAAAGCATCTGGGATTTGATAGGTGATTTACAAAAGGGACGGATTGATGCTGAAGATATTCCAGAATGCTATAAAGAAAGTGAGGTGGGATAATGAAACACACTAAAGGAAAATGGGATGATTACCCCCGAAACTGGTATGGATGGAACATAAATTGTCCGATTGATGGTAAAAATGATTACGAAGGAGAGCATGAGGTTTACCAAGCAAACCACCAAATAAACGACAATTTACAGTTGGAAGTTTTATTGTGTGAAACGTGCGGACATGGTGAAGAAAGCAAGGTGGCGCAATGATTGATTACATACTAAACCCATTCGTACTTATCAATACGATGTGGATGATAACGCTTATAATTATAACCCTACTTTGGAGGAAAAGATGAATAAAACAAAAGCAAAAAAAGTGTTTATATGTAGCGCCTGTCAAGAAATCTTGAAGGTGCATCATCTGAACTTTAGCGCAGTAAAGTGTACTAAATGTGATAATGTGATAACAGTCGAACAGATCAAGAGAGAAAGTGAGGTGGAATGATGGAAGATAAAATAAAAGAAGTACAAGCTGAGATAGAAAATTTTCTATTCTGGTTTTACCATAGGAAACATGATGAATCCACAGGCGAAGTAAGGGATCTTTACGATTTCATACACTTTTATGTTAATGAAGTAATGGATTTAGAACAAAGCAAGGCCAAATAGCCTTATATCTATATCCACAGGGTCAGGGTCTATTCACTTTAGTATACTTAGCGCCCTTAAAGTTCCCTTTCTTCCTACGATTAACCTCGGCTACCTTCATATCGTACTTCATCGTTAAGAAACAAGAGCGTAAACCCTCGACTTGGATTTGCGTACCCCAATAAAGCATAGCACCACACAATAAAACCTCATCCTCATCCTCATAGGCTAAACTACAATAATGGTCCAATTCTGGTCTACCGAGTGGACACTTGCTGAAGTTATAGCTACCCTCTAAGTATTTCTTTATATCATCATCCAAAGGGCTTTTAAGCTTCAGATCCAGGGCTTTTATAATCTTACTGAAAGGGTCTTTTATATCTAAATCCACAGGGTGCAGCTTATATTTATATCTACAGGGTCAGGGTTATTTTAACAATGATAGTTTGATTTTAACAATGATAGTTTGATCTTTATATTCCGTACTAAAAGTTATTAATACTATTACAAAAAGGGAAGAAATCGGGAGTATACCCCAATATTATTGATAGTATTGATAGTATGCCCTTTCAAACTGTCAATACTATCAATACTCTTGCCCTCACTCCTGGAAGTCATTTTTGTAAAATTCAAGCTCAGTTTTGCGATATTTACCATGAATAACCTTCTCGATCATCCCAACAGACAATATTTCCCTCAGCCATCTGTACGCTGTAACATCAGCAACAGACTCCCCATCTTGATCCCCGCACACATTCAGCCATTCATTGGTCGTAAACTCATCAGCCATACGCTGCAACTGTAAATCCCACTTAGTTCTCCTTCTCTCTGGAAGCATCAGCCCCTTCACATGCTCCGCAGGGACAAGGCCACCACGCTCCATAACAACTCCACCGCCTATCCTATCGTTAATCTCTATTCCGTAAATACCGGGATTCTTCGAACCCATACGACTCTTCCCAACCGTATATAAACTAAATCCCCTATTAGTCTTACCTAATATCGTACAATACTCATACCACCAGTTAATTACAGAAGATCCAGCCATTCGCTCTTCCGTAAGCCCCTGTTCCTGAGTATTCTTATTAAAATGATGGATCAATACCACCCCGGCATTGCTACTTGATCGTAAATTCTCTATTTTAGACAGTAAAGGCTTTATTTTATCCGCATCAGCGATATTATTCGCACCCGAAAGCTGGTAAAGGTTATCTATAATGATCACATCAGGCTTAAATGACTCAGTTTGAGCCTCAATCATAACAAATACATCAGAAAAATCACCGGGTTTAGCAATAATCCTAAGTGTATCCTCACATTTGGTCTTATCTATATTATGCCCAGCCGTAAGATTTAAAATCCTGTGAATTGTCTCATCCTGACCATTCTCAAGGTCCACATACAAAACTTTCCTCTGTTTAGGTATCTCGAAGCCCAAGTATTCAGACTTCCCCGCGGCTAAAGACAATGCAGCACCCAGATAAAGGTAACTCTTCCCCGATTCAAAGTCACCCACAGCTACAGTTTTCTTCCGCATTGGTATCATATCCTTTATTCCCCATTCGATAGGGCTATAAGGGGTATCCCAAATGGCAAGACCACTGATAACATATGTTTCTACCTTCTTTTCATCCTTAATTATCTCACCATTAGCCAGGTAATCGCTCACATCTGTTCCTTCGGCCAAGTCTATATTCGCTTTACGCATTAAATATCCTCATTATCTTCTCTGTAGCCTTACGACCAGCTTCATCCTGGTCAAATATCACTGCAACATCATTAAATTTTCCCTTTATAATGCTCACCAACTCCTTTGGCACATTAGAATTAGCCCCATTGCTAAAAGTGATCGCCTGTTTACCCTTACTAATCATAGAAATACAATCTTTTTCACCTTCAACCACATATAATGTCCGATTTCCCTTATATTTTCCCATCATATGCCAATAAGGATACACAAAAGTCTGGGCATGACCTTTAACTTGCTTCCTTTTATGCCATTTTATATTAACCAGCTCTCCCTCACCGTTTAGGTAAGGAAAAACGAACCCATCATCCCACCCTACGAACAGTTTCTTCACTATATCACGATTCCAGGGTAACCCCTTTGTAAACTTTGCATAATTCTTCATCAGAGTATCATTCGCTCTAAACACAGTTTCGTGATACCTCACATCCAGTGCCTCTGGCATCGACCATGACTTCACCTTCTTCTTAGAAACGACCATCTTAGGCAAATTAGAGGTACTTTCTCCGACCAATTTAGCAAATTTCACTGCATTCCCCTTAATTCCACACGCATGACAGTAAAAAGCACCATCTTCATTAAAACTAAAACTTGGATGTCTATCATCGTGGAATGGACACAAGCCCAAGAACTGACCAGCCTGTGTTTCCTTGATCTTTGATACATATTTTTGAAAGAGATCAAATGCCACAATATCCCTCTTCACACATAAACAAATCTTCTTGATCTTCCTGTAAATAGGCTGATTCAATCGGAACTAATGTCCTATGTAAATAAAGTTTATCATCCAATCCCCTGTTTGACGAATCACGAATGGCACGATCTACTTTTATGACCTTCTCCCACTCGTCTGGATAATCCCGCTTAATTTCTTTCCAATTACTATTATTGTGGAATGGGCAGAAGGTACATGATGACTTTTTAACATTGTGAAATCCATGTTCTTCAAGAAACCTTACACAACCACTTCTCGTCATTCTCTGTTCAATTAATGGGTACTTATAATCTATATTGTAAAGTCGAGACTCTTTCATCCGTTGGATCTCATCCAAAGATATCCCAAGCCACATTTCAGTTGGTTTCATCCGTTGATATCTCTTTAATCCATGAAGCCTTCTAACTTCTTTTACAACTACATCAATTTTATATTCTTTCGTACATTGTCTCATTACCATCCCTTGAGATTCTGTAAACGCCGGAATACTCGCCAATCTTTCACCCTTGTTATTAATTATATGATCATATAGTGACTTTCTTTTCTTAATAAGCGGGGTCCCATTGTTATTTTCTCTCCATGTATTGAGAGAATCCCACAGTTCATAGGTGTCTGGCAATTCAGCACCGGGATCAGCAAATATAGCATAATCTGCTCGGTCTATTTGACCAAGTGACGACATGAGATACATCGCAGTCGATTGAATCCCTAATCCTAAACTAATTATTTTCAAAGCTTACCCATATCTACTTAGTAGTATGATACCCCTGATACCACCACCAGCCATTCCCATTCTCTTTAAAAAGTTCAGAGCGTTCCATCAGATATACTGGATCTTTAACATCACCTCTGTAAGGCCATCCCATCTTCCATTGCTTCCAATCGTCATTATTGTAATATTCTTTATTCCTCTTTCCTGGCATCCTTGCGCTCCCTTCGTTTCTTAGATTTGTACTCAGCGATTTCTTTTCGCTTGATTATCTTGATCCGTTTCCTCTGCTTTGCTTTCTTATTTGGCATAATTGCTTGATCTACCTTTCATCTATTCCTAACTCCGCAAAATTCGGTAGCCTTTTGTCTCTTACATATACAGGCAATTCTCCAAATTCTTTTTATTTTTTGCACATCAACTAATTGTAATAAATACCACTCTCTCAAGGCCATATCCGTTAATATTCCCACCACATCGCCAATAGTAGGTCTATCAGAACGCCAAAAATTGATAAAATGCTGTTCTGTTATTCCATTTAGGCAATTAACCCCAACAATGGGAAATGTGAATATCAATAAGCATTCATTTCTCATCATTTCAAAAACAACAGGAAAGAATTTATCTGGATAACCGTATGAATCGATATCAATGACATTGTATTTTTTTCTATCTCCCCGCATTTTATATATTGCATCGAAACTGCTCCCAAATTTGTCTTTTGTCATTGGCGTAACTTTACCATATTGCGAATAGTATTCTGTTAAGTTGCCTTCACCTGCGAAAACTTCTAAAATATCACCAAAAACGAGTGGTGATAGTTTTTCTAATTGCTTTATTTTTTCGTTAGGATGGTGATATTCGTCTGCATTTTGCTTTTGAAGCAACCGTGTTCCTTTATGTTTTATTGCACTATGTCCGACCGTCACTTTTCTTCCCTTATAATTGAAATAATCCCCAACAACACTATGACAAACAGTATTATCAATCCAAATAGGTGATGATTGCAGATGCTCATCTAAACTACCATATCTAAGGTTAACTTCAATTCGTCTATTTTAGCTGCCATTTCATAAACAATCCCCTCAAGACATTCTTCTCTGGTAGCCTCTTCGTAGATTGCCATCTTACGGATTTTACCTACGCTACGATCTGCAACCCTTTTCCTATCCTCTGGGTAGCTATATTCCTGGTTGGTAATTTCCTCAATACACTTATTACACATCCTCTCATCCGTATCCCCATCAGTATCATCATAGAGGATAGAACATTCTATGCAAGTGAATTCCATTATATCTCCTTATGTATTTGTACAGCATTCATTTAATATTTCAGTAGAAGGTCTTTCGTCAAAAGATTCTTTTATAACATCACGCTGAAACTCACCAAATCTATTGAATTCCATTAGATATAAAGGTACATATTGAATACCATCAATTTGTTGCCACCAAGTATAGTAATTATCAATTCTTGTGTCTGTTAATCTTGAATGATTTTCTATTTCAATTATAAAAACACCAGACTCATCAAAAATGTAGGCATCAGGTAGTCCAATTGGCCTTTCGTAATCTTCCGAATAAACATTCCATTTTTCTATTGCATATTTTTTAGCTTCTTTATGAAAACCATAAAGTCTCAATGATGGGAAATCTCTATGTATCTTTTCAATTTGTAGCTTTTGAAGTGCATAGGTACTTTCTTTCATGCGATTGGGTTTGTTTCTTTTTAACATTAAAAACTTTAATACATCATCGTGGGGTGTTTTAGTTTTCCAGTTTTTTAATTGAGTATCAATTGGTACATACTTATCAGTTTTCATCCTCATATCTCCTTCTTCAACCTATCCAGTTCCATACAGGCTTTAAACACAGCCCATCCCCAATCCAACTGGGACTTTCCAATAAAATGGTGGCTAAACGCACCACTGTTCTTATCAAGTTTTAATATCATTGCAGACTCGATCTTCGCTTTAGGCTGATGTTCTAAATACATCTTCCGATATGCTGCCAACTGACAAGTCATCTCAGGATAGATTCCCTTAGAAGTTTT